CTGTCAATGTCAAAGTGGCTGAGGTATCAAGTGCCCAAAATACTTTTCCATCGATTGTCTCGTATGTGTTGCGCTCTAGGTCAGTTTTGAGCGATGCTGATATTACTTGAGGATCGTAAACCTTGCTATCGATTGTAAGCGCAAGGTCGCGACCTGTGATGACTGTTGTTGCCATTTTGTCTCCTTAGACTGTTCGCGTGTAGTGGGTACTAACGCCTATATCGGCTACTAGCAGATTGCTTGCGCCTACTTGTGTGACTGTTGGACGTTGAACGTCGCTTATTTCATAACCTGCTGGAATAGCGAGGACAACGCTTTCGATAAGCTGCTCGATGTTGTCGAGCGATGCTGGATTGCTGGAATAAGTAACGCAGCAAGAGATGGTGAAATTGATTTTGGCTCTGAAGGTATCTGATCCAATAGTGTCGAATTCGAGATACGGCGATGATGGCACTAGGACTACTGCTGGCACCGGCACCGATTCAGGGACGTATGCGAATACGTTAGCCGTTACTCCGCTGAGTGCTGTAGCAAGTGGCTGACGAACTGCGCTAAGAATTGTTGATGCTGTCATCCGACGATGCTTTCAACGTCGATATAAGAGCCTAGAAGTCCTGCTACGCGAGAGTAAAGGCTGCGTCCCATTCGGTAAGGTGATGGAGCGAAGTCCACGCCCTCGATTTGACCGCCTGCTGCTGTACGGCTTTGGAATACTTCAACCGATACTACAGTCACTGCCTGCTCGACTGCTGCGTTTCCGACGTAGGTAGATGCGCCGTTAAGGGTTGCTGTGCCTGATGGAATTACATTGAAAGGAAGAATGTCTGCGTTTGTCTTTGAGACGGAGAATTCTGTCAAATCCTCTGAAACGTCTGTGATTGTGTAAGTGCCGTTGAGAGTCGCGGATACTCCTGCAACGATCACTGATTGCCCGATGTCGAATTTATGTTCTCCGACTGTAGTAAAGATTGCTACGTTATCGACCAGTTCTGCTCGCTCGATTGGAGCGTAATACTTAACGAGAAGTGGAAGAACCACTGTCTCACTTGTATCGATAATATCGTTAAGAATTGCGTCGCTGTATAGGGATGAAGAGACGCCAAGAACAGTCCTCAGCTCAGTGGCTGTAATGATTGTAGGCATCTCTTCATCCTTCTACTAGGTGAGAGGCGGGCGGGAGCACCCACCCCTCACGATTGATTTAAGCGGCTTAGACGTTAAGTGTGAACGCGCCTGCTGCTGTGAGTGTTACTGCTGAGCCGTAGCCGTAGTAACCGACTTCAACCTGACCTGTGCCAACGATGTTGGTGCGGAGCTGAAGTGGAGCTGCTGATTCGTACCATACGAATGAGTCTCCGTTAAGGATGATGATTGAGTCATCTCCTGCGCCTGAAGCGTTTGGTGTTACATAGACTGGAAGTCCCATAACAGATCCAACGAATCCACCTGGATTTACCATTCCAACGCCGTTTTGTGAATTTCCAGCAACGTCGAATAGTGGACGCTTGTTAGAATCGTTGAGTTTAATCATGTTAGCCCACTGTGTAGGTGTGCAGACGATTCCTGTAGCGTGACGCTTTGTAGCTGCATAGACTGAAGCTGCTCCGCGTGAGATAAATCCAGCGAATGAATCACCATCGAAAGGAAGTGTGATTACTGTTGAGTCAAGTGTGCCTGCTGCGAGAGCTGTGTACATTGCTGTATCTGTAGCAGAAGCGTAAGCATTAGCCATAAGGCGAACGAGCTCATCAAAGAATGCTGGAGAAGTGCGATCAAGAACTTCTACATCGAATTTCTGCATTCCAGCGTACTTTGAAACTGAGCATGAAACGTATTCGATTTCAACCTGAGTATCTGAGAACGCACCCTTTTCAGCTGCTGCTGCAACTGTTGGAGCTGTTTTTACACGAGGAATCTCGAATGTAAGTCCCGCTGCTGGCAATACTGCTGAGCGAACTGCTGCGATTGCAGGACGGATATTTGTGGACTTTGGATCCCAAATTGTTGCAAGCTGAGGTGTTGGTACGAGACCAGCAACTTCAGTTGATGTTGTGTCTGATGCCGCTGCGACATAGAGCTTTGAAGTCTCATCGCCCATTGCTGCGCGGACTGAGTGCTCCAAGTAAAGTCCTGGAGTATTGATTGGGTTACGAACAGTTGTTGAGATGAATGGCGCTGTTGCTGCCTTGACCTCAACCTTTGCAGCCTCTACCGTTTCAACGGCAGGAGCTTCTACGGTAGTGTCTGACACTGTTTCTCCTTGTGTTTGAGTTTGATTCTCTGAATCATTTTCAGATTCAGAAATTGGGGTTTCTGTAGCCGCTACTTTCTCGACTACGCTTCCTGGAATTGCTCCATCTGTTACCAGTGAAACTTCCACGAGCTTCGATGCTGAGATTGAAAGAACGCCGTCTTTGTTATCCCATGCAGTTACTTCGACGCCGACTGAGAAATCAGAACGGAGTCCGTCGGCAGCTTCAACGAGTGCGTCATTTCCTGCTGTTGTCTTTGAAATCTTAAATTCAGCGACGATGCCTGAATCATCTACTGTTGCTGAAATCATTTTGCCAAGTGGCTTGAGGTTATTGTGCTCAAGCTGAAGTTTCACATTCTTAGGAATGTCGATTGAACCTGGCTCGAACATTGTCTTGCCTGCTGAGGTGTTTCCTTCAGCGTTCCACGCAACGATACGTCCAGCGATGACGCGAGATTCTGCGTTTGTCGCTGTAACTGTCATAGGCATTTGGATTTTCATTTAATTAGATCCTCTTCTTCTTGAATCTGCTCAACGCTCATCGCTCCGATGGTGTTAAGAATCTGATATACCTGCGCACGCTGTAGCGGGTCTCCACGAAGGAAATCGTCTAGGCTGAAGCGCGTTTCAACGCCAGCCGTTACGAAATCAGGCATGGAAAGCCTTTGCTCAATAGCGACGAGGATATTGCGGATAGAAAAATCGATAAGAGCGCGACGTTCTGAAATCGCGTTGCTGTAAGTCATCGAAGTCTGCTCAGCTGAAGCGAAATAGGCAGGGAGTCCGATTGCGCGGCAGAGTTCCAAAGATACGTACTGTCTTGCTTCATTTAATTGCAATTTGGCAGGGTCGATACCGAGAATCTGCAAATCAATATCGGCATTAAGGAAAGCCGTTGATCGAGTACGTCGGGCTGAATTCCATGCTGCGAGAAGTGATTTAATTCTTTCAGATGTAAGATTTGTGCCGTTAGATTTTAATGCCATTTGTGGCACTGGCTCTTTTGCGTACATTTCTGCCGCTGCTTCAAGTGCCGCAGCTGCGCGAATTGTTTTTCCAGCGCGTGAGAGTAATCCTTCATCTAATCCGTAAAACACAATGAGAGAACCGACGCCTGCATTTGGTACGAGAATTCCATCGACTGTGTAACCGATGATTTCAGTTCCCATTGCGTTTAATTTTGTTACTACACGATCAGGCGAAATACGAGTCCAGTCTGATACGCGAGAATCTGAATACTGCGCTAGGACTTGTCCATAAGATACGCCTCTGAAGAGTAAATCTTCTGCGACGTATGCGTAGATATAAGAACCAGGGACGCGTGAGTCGGGTTGATTAAACACGCGAGTAGGCTCAATGTGCGCCCCTGTAAATTTGTTATATTGCTCGATGGGAAGGCTTGCAGTAGTTGAGCAAATGATATTTCGGGCTCTTGCGATTGTTGGTACTGCCATCGCTTCGCCGCGTGTTGCTCCGATGAATCCACCGAGCGTCCATTGGCTGCCTTCAAATGGTGTCGAATATGCAGCATCGACTGTGAGCGCATTTGACGTCTCTACAGCTTTTGACTTAAGATTGAAGATTCCCATTAGGGAAATTATACCTTATTAACCGAAAATAATATCAGCTTCTGACTCAGGACGTGCCGCAAAGTGGCAGACCATCGCTAGGGCAACGGCGGCACAGATCGTAGCGTTGGATACTTTTCTTCCGAGATACCATCCCCCATCTTTGAATGGGAGTTTGACGGCTGAGAGAACTTGCTTGTTGAACTCATCGACGTCATGGTGTCGTAGCCTTTGGGCGTTGAGGCAATGAAGTCGTGAATGTGCGCAGATCGTGCCGCTGCCTCCACTTGCTCTTTGGACGCCTCGGGTTGGCCATAGGCGATATTGAATTGCACGGTGTCGTTGAAGAGCACGGTGTCTTGCGGCACGATGCCAATGGAGCGCCGCAAGCTGGCCTGCGTGACCTGTCGGATGTCTTGACCGTCGATGGTGATGGCGCCCGCCGTCACGTCATAAAAGCGATAAAGCAGCCTGGCAAGCGTGGACTTCCCTGCGCC